GCCAAGGATGCTGCCTATGCCAAAGCCTACCGCGCCAAGCGGAGAGCCCAAGAGCACGCCCGCAATGCGGAGCAAAGGGCCGCCACCGCTGCCCGCAAGGCCGCCAATAACACCCCCGAAGCCATCTCAGCCCGCAAGGCCAAGGAATATGAGCGGCGCAAAGTGCGAGACCGGGAGCGAATGGCCAACGATCCCGCTTTTGCGGCCAAGGTCAAGGCCAAGAAGGCCGCCGTGGAGCGCAAGCGGCTTGAGCGCAACCGGGCTGCCAAGGAGGAGGCTGCCCGTGCCAAGCTCCGGGAGGTGGCGGAAGGCATTGCAGCGGAGGCCCGCACCAAGAGGGCGGAGCGAGGTCTCCAGCGGGTCTTTGACAAGGCGCAACGGGAGGCCCGCAAGGCCTCCAGCGGGGGTGACAAGTGAGCCGCCTAGAGCACCGCGCCTTTGAGGATGCCCATGCCATCGGGCTGGTGGCGCAAGATGGGGTTGCCGCCTATCTCTCCCGGGCTCCCAATGCCCGAGTGTGGAAAGCGGACCACCCGGAAGGCGGAGCAGCCTACTTTGACGCCAACGGCCTCCCCATCCCCGACCTCATCAAGATGCAAGTGGGCAGGGGCGCCACGCTGGTGGAGGTCAAAGCCAAAACCGATTGGTTCCAAGAGGGAGGCACCGTGGGGCCGCTAGAGACCATGATTGAAGCCCGCCACATCCGATCCTATTCGGAGGTTGCCTCCCGCTACCTCACCCCCGTGGTGGTGGTCTTTGTGATGAGGATCGACCACACCAAGCTCAACAAAAATGGCAAGCCTCCGCGGGGCCACGCGGGGTGCTGGTTCGCCCGGATTGAAGACCTGCTCCCGCTCCTTGAGCTCAAGCCCCGAACGGGTGACCGCCGTGGAGGTGGCAGGTTGCCGATCCATAGCCTCTACCGCATCCAAGATGGGGGGCCGCTCCGCCCGCTCTGCCCGTGGGATGAGGCCACCAAGAGCGTGCCCATGGACCTTGCCGCGTGGGAGGCATGGCTAGCCCTTGAGCCCTTGAGCCCAAGGCCCGCGATCACTCATCAAAGCGGGCCTCAATGCGGATCACCTTCTCATTGATCTGCTCCACCTTGGCCCGCAAGGCCTTGAACTCCTCTGGGGCGGGCTGCTCCGCAAGCTTGATGCGGATCTCGGCCAGCTCAGCCCGGAGCTCCACCCACTCCGCTCTCACGGTCTGCCCCACAAAGGAGAGGATCACCAAGAGCGCCGTGGAGGCAAAGGAGCCGATCCCCGTGAAGACCCGCCAAGCCGTGGGCAGGGTGACCACCGCACGGGCCGCCACCGATTCCAAGCTCCCCGTGACCTTGGGCTCACTCATCCGAGCCGCCCGCCTTGGATGCGTCCGCATCAAGCGCACGCTCCACGGGTGTCTTGGCCTCCACATTGCCCGCAAATAGCCCCGAGATGGTGCCGCCAAGGCCGAGCCATAGGGAGAGGGGCACCGCTGCCACCCCGCCCGTGACGGCCACCGCCACAATGGGGATGGCGCACCCAAGGAGGGCACCGATCGCAAGGCCCGCATTGATGCGGCCTTTGGAGTGTGTGAACTTGATCATTGGCCAGCTCCAAGAGAGTGCGAAAGTGCCCCCGCTAGGTTGGCCAAAGCGGGGCAAAAGATCAAGGGTGGCGGGCTGCCACCGCTTCCGTGCCATCGGGGTCAAACCAACCCACGGTGCGCCCAATCAGCGCCGCATCGGACCACTTGTGGAGCTTCCGCCACACCCCATCACCCTCACGGCTGCCCGCTTTGTTGGTGTTGCCCTCCACGGTGTGGAAGCCCACCGCGTCAACGGCCACCACGATCCCGCAATGGCCCTTGACCCATCCGCCCTTGCGGGCCGCATCCGCCGCCTTGGCAGTGGTGGCCCTCACCCATATCCACCCGGGCTCTACCTTGGCGGGCAAGGCCTCGGCCTCCACGGGGGTGGCTTTGTCACCAGCGGCAAGGTTGCGGCTCCCGCGGTGCCATGTTGTGATGGCCGATCCACTAGTCCAAGAGGGCGCCTTGGCCACGCCCTTGGCCGTTGCCACATTCCACGCCACAAAGGCGGCGCACCACGGGTCACCGGGATGCAACCCCGCGGCCCGCTGGTAGGCCTCTACCTTGATCCCGCGATTGGGGCCGCCCTCCTCCACCACATGGAGAGCGAGCTCATGGAGCGCCGAGGTCACCAGCGCGGCCTTGAGGCTCACTTGGCCGCCTTCTTGGTGTAGGCTCGCTTGACCTTGGGCAGCCCCACCACATGGGGGTCCACATCGGGGAAAGCCTCACGGGCCTCAAAGGTGCCCAAGGTGTCTTTGGTGTAGGGGGCGGGCTCCTCCGCTACGGTGGCAGCGGGCACCACGGCGCCCCTAGCGCGGAAGGCCACCGCCAAGCCCTCAAAGAGGCTGGCCAGCTCCGCCGCCTCGGTGGTGCTCACATCAAAATCAAGGTGGGAGCCCCAAGGAGTGGCAAGGCTCACCCCCGTGGAGGTTGCCCGGAGCTTGGAGCCAATGAGCGCCTTGGCAGCGCGGGGAAAGGTCAAGAATGCCATGGGTTGCCTTGAGGGTTAGGGGAGCTGCCCCGCCGTGAGTGAGGATTCATACATGAAGAGGCCGATAAGGTAGCCCGAGCCTTGATCCGTGACCATCACCCGGAGCAATTCGGGCGAAGTGCCAAGCCCCGTGAGGATGCCCGTGTAAACATCAAAGGTGCTGGTGGCGATCGTCACATCCACGCCCGGAGTGATGAGGCTGATGATCCGCACATCCACATTTGACCCAATCAGCACGATCTGAAGGTCTCCGCTGGAGGTGGGCAGGGGGTAGTAATAGAACTCCGCCACCCGCACATCGGTGCCCGCGGGCAAGGGTGAGATGGGAAAGAGGTTGACCACCTTCCGCCGTGAGGTGGCAAACTGGAAAGCATCGGTCTGGATGAGGTTGAGGGCGTAGGATGCCCGGATCACATTGGGGGGCAGCCCATAGGCGGGCAAGGCGGGCAGGGTAGCAGGAACCGAGAAAGGCATGGGCTATCCTCCGCCAAGGTAGAAGGAAGAGACATAGGCCGCGGAATCAAAGCCCACTTGGATGACATAGATCGCCCCCGTGGCCACACTTTGCACGGGGAAACTCAGATCGGCGGTAATGATGGGGGCCGTCAAGAGGTCCAAGCCAAAGCTTGCATCGGCCATGCCCCACTCATCCGCGCCAAGGTTGACCCCATTGATGGCCAGCGTGGAGAAGCCCCGCTGCTCAAAGGAGCTCCGAGCCCGCATCAAGGGAAGCCCGGGAGTGCCAAGGTAGCGGGTCACCAGCGGAGTGAAGTTTGGGCCGGGAATGCACTCGGTCACCGTGATGGTGCAAGTGGGAGGTGTGAAAGTGGGCTCATAGAGCAAGGCGCGAAAGCGGAGGGTAAAGTTGGCCGTGCCCTCCTCATCCGCCGCATAGAAGTGGGTGATGGGTGCGCCCGGGCCGACTATGCACCCCAAGAAGCCCGAATCCGTGGCAGCGCAAGCCGCCACTTGGATCAGCTGGTTACCCGCAAAGAGCCGTTGGCACCGCGGGATCCCCGAGACCGATTGGGCAAGATCGTGGGCATAGACCATGGGCACCTCGGAGGCCACATTGTCGGTCACCTTGAAGGCCACCCCAAACAGGGCGATCCAAGAGAGCTCAAAGATATCCCCCTGCACATAGTTGGGGGATTGTTGGATGAAGGTGGAGGTGGTGCGGAGGATCGGGGGAGAGGTCTCCACATCGGGCCATGTGATGAGGTAGCCATCGGCGTGCTGGCCGCCGCCCGAGTTGGCCACGGGGTTGACCCGCCCGATCTGGTAGGTGTGAAAGCCACCCGGAGGCATGGGGGCGCCATTGTCCACATTGGTGCCCGCTAGTTGCACTGCCCAAAATTGCCGCCCTGCGTTGCCCGCCACGGTAAAAACATTGCCATCATTGCGGACCGCGATCTGGTTGCCGATCGCCGTGAAGCAATGGAAGTGCCCGATGCTCTCTTCCGCCATGCTGCTCTTGTAGAGCACTTGAAACTCTTGGGGGCCGCTTATCGGCGCCGGGAAGGAGAGCGAGATCGGGATATCCGTGTAGCCCCCCGGTATCGCTTCCACCGTGGTGGTCCCCGTGGCAGGGTGAGTGATCCGCAAGTAGCCCGTGAGGGTGGGGTGGTGCTCAAAGTTGAGGAGGAAGGAGACCGAGGTGGCCTTGCTCCCGCAATTGAAGGTTACCAGCGCGCCCGCAAAGTCCGCCAAGGAGGCCCACTTGGGTGGGTGCAAGCAGCTCCAAGCCGCGGCAAAGCCCGGGGCCAGCTCCTCCGCATAGGCGTTGGCGTTGTCAATCAGCCCCTTGAGCAGGAAAGCGGACCATGGCTCCTCCGCCACGGCCCTATCCTCATCAAGCTTGCTCCATGCCATTATTGCACCCACGGGGAAGAGTAAATGGGCTTGCCTTGCACCTCACCAGCGGCGTCCGCTTGGTAGGCATCCCACCCTTGCACCCCTATGCCGGAGGCGGGGGCAATGGTGATCACATAGTCCGGGAGGATGGTGGTGCCAAGGAAGGGAGCCCCCGCAAAGTTGAGGCTGCTAGCGGTCACATCGGGCGTGGCCAAGTCAATCGCCCCGCCCACCTCGGTGCCATTGGCATCAAGGAGCACAACGGCCACATAGGGAGTGCCCGCCAAGGTGGCCACCTGCTGGAAGGCCGCCACATCGGAGGTGGGAGCCCCGCCCGTGGCAGAGGGTCCCCGCGTGAACCATGTGGGATACACGGGGATGCTATTGCCTCCCACTACCCCACCAATGCACCGCGCCGAGGCTGCAATGAGGGGCACCGCGTTGGCCGTGGCTTGAGTGTAGCCAAAGAGCAGGAAGGTGTATTCCGTGACGGGGGTCTTCCATGAGCGATTGGCCTTGATCACGATCCCCACCGCTTGCGCCACCCCCATCTCACCCGTGGCGCTGGGCAGGTAGGCCGTGGAGAAGGCCACGGTCTCACCCACCACCAGATCGGAGATTGCATCCCGGTAGGTCACCACCACGCGGGCAGCGGGTTGGGAGTATCGCACGACCGCTTGGTTGGCATTGGCAAACCATGAACTGCCAAGGATAAAGTTGTTGACCACCGTGGCGCCTTCATTCCACGCGGTAAAGCAGCCCATTTGGGTGGTCTTGCCAAGGCCCGCCGCGCCGAGGTCAAGGTTGCTCACGGCCCGCTTGATGGTGCCCCGGGCATCCGAGCCCGAATCATTGCGGAAGCGGTAGACCCCAAGCTCCACCTCCACGGTTTGGAGGCAAGCGGTCCGATCAAAGTCCAAGGAGATCGCGGGCTCCGCCAAGGCCTCATCATCCACCACCGTGGGGATCGGATTGTTGACGGCCCATGAGCCAAAACGGAGCTTGCCGCGGTCATAGACCATGAAGCCGCCAAGCCGCTTGAGGATGAGGGTGAGCACATCCCCCACGGTCTTGGCGTTGCCCGCATCATAGGGGAGCACTCGGAGGAGCGGCTGCTCCTCTGTTCCATCCAAAGTGTTGGGGAACACATCCGAACGGCCTCGGAGCAGCGCCTCAAGGGAGGCAAGGTCCACCAGATCGGCAGGCGCCTCTACCGCCGCATCATAGGGCAACCAAGCGGCCTCGGTGGCCGCTCTCCAGCCATAGGTCCCAAGATAGTCGTCAACCGTGCCAAAGAGCAGATCAAGCAACATTATGTAGTCGGGCGTTGAGGTTTGGCACACAAAGGCGCTCTCACTTGGCGCGGTCACATTGTAGGTCTGGTCACGCGATCGATCGTTGTAGGGGATCGCATAGTTGACCATGCTATCCGTCAGCGGGCTGCCCCCGTTGGGGGTGTAGAAGCTTGAATCAAAGACCATGAGCCAACCAAGGCCACCCGTTGAGAAGGTCAATTTGGCGGTCTGCCCCTCCACTTGGATCGGGATTGCGAAGGTGTTGGTGTTGTAGGGGATCACACACCCCCGCCCCCCATCCCGCACTTGCCACGCCCGCATTGAGGTCTTGGAGGCATCAGCTGGGTCCTCGGCGCCCCCGGGGTAGGCCCATGTTGGCACGCCATAGACGCCCGTGTTGGTCTTGGTTTGCAAGCTTCCAATGCCCGCCTCAACACCAAGAATCAATGGATCAAAGCTGTCCAAGGTTGCGCTCAAAATGGTGTCACTGCCAATCGGAGGGCGGAAGGGAGCGTTGCGGAGGTAGCCCATGAGGCTCCCGCATTGGACCGTAATCTGGTTGGCAGCCCCGCGGGAGGTCTCCACCCCCACCTTGGTGACCTGCCCGCGGAAGATTACCTCCTCCTCCGAGCGGCTGGTGGCCGTGACCTCCGCCGTGGAGACCACCACGGGCAACCCCTCCACGCTCCCGGTGGATAGGAAGAGGTCATAGACCACCATGCCCACCGCCTCCTCCCCCGCAAGAATCATGGGGATCGGATTGCGGGGTGAGCCCCATATGCGGGTGGCCTCAATGGTGGTGCCATCCACCACATTGGTGACCTCCCAAGCTATGGTGCCAATGCGGATCCGCTGGGTCACAAACATCCCCGAAGTGTCACTCACTCCAATCGTCACACTACTCACCAGCGGGGGCACATAGGTGGAGGTGACCACGGGGGCGCCGTTGCTATCCAACACGGGCACCTTGCGCCGCCCTAGCAGCGCCTCACGGGTCTCCGCCGTGGAGATCACCGAGAAGCTGGTGGTGGGGTCGCTGCCCATGCTCTCAAAGAAGCCGATCTCCGAACTGAATTGATCCCCAAGATTGGAGACCACTCCGGGCAGCGTGGCAAAGGCGGGCAGATAGGGGAGCGTGCCCCGTGAGGTGAAGACCATTTGGTCATTGGAGAGCAAGGAGCCCAAGCCTTGGATGCGGATGAGGATGATGCGATCGCTCATGTTGACGCCCGGAAGAAGATCCCACTTGTGTTCCATAGGCGGGGCTCATCCAAGGCCGCCACCATATCCATGGCCTTGCCTTGAGTGGCCACCGCGGGCATCTTGGCGGGGAGGTAGTAGCCCGGAGTGGTGCCCTCCGCCGTAGCGGCCTCACGGTAGACCCGGAAGAGCACTCCCGTGGCCGCGGCCTCCACCATCCCCTCCAGCGTGTTATTGGGGTCCGCCACTTGCCGCCCCGCCGCCGTGGCATAGATCTGGGTCGCCGCAAAGTAGCGGGCCACATTGGCCGCATAAAAGGCGGAGCTCATGATCTCCACATCCACGATCTGCCCCCAATTGACCACATCGGTGGAGAGGCCGCTCATCTCATTGGAGCTGGCCGCCGCCCGTTGGGTGAGGTAGCGCCGCACATCCCCGGCCACCCCGTTGGGCATCCACACCCCGCCAACATTGTAGGGGGTGAGGTTCAAGCCCACGGTGGTCAAGGTCACCACTTGTGTGGTGTAGCCCAACCGGGCTGCCATGGCCACCGAGCCGAAATCCACGATCACCGGGTAGCTCCCCACCACCGTGAGGCTTGCCTTGAGAGGGCCAAGAGCGGGGGCCGTGCCATCGGCATAGGCATAGGTGGCGCTCACCGGGCTGGCCGTGGTTATGGCCGTGTTGAGCGCATCGGCAAAGTTGCCCGCAATGGAGCCCACCACGCCGCCAACATCCACGCTAGCCTCCTTGGTGGAGGTGTTGCTCACCCCGAAACCGTAGCCCGTCACATCGGGCACATTGGTGGTGGCGCCGTTGTAGGTGACCGTGACCCCCGTGAGGGAGATGGGCCATGTGACTAGTGGAAAGTTGGCCATGGTAGAGGTCTCCTAGATCAAGCCGCGCCGTTGGGCTCCCTGTTGCATCTCCGCAAAGCGGCGGGCAACACTCTCCCCATCGGCAAAGGCCGCGTCAACACGCAAGTTGTAGCTGGTGTTGGTGGTGCTCCCGCCGCCCGTGTTGGCAGCCGCGGGCGCCGTGGTCTTGGTCTTCTCCGATGGGGCCAGCTTGGCCGCTATGCCATAGGCAAGGGTGCCCACCACCGAGAAGGCCGCGGCCTCCCCGAAGTTGCCCGCCGCCGCTGCTAGGCCGCTCTTGACCATGGCCATATCTCCAAGGCCTTGCACCACCGCCGCCGTGGCCCGTTGAGCCGCGGTCTTGCTCTTCTCTTTGTCTTGGAGGTCCACGGCCAGCATCTTGGCGCTGTTGTTGACCGTGAGGGTGTAAAGGTCACCCTTGAGCTTGGCCCATGAGGCCGCCTCCTCCGCCGCCGCTTGCTCCCGTAGCGCCTTCTTGCGGTTGAACTCATCGATCTCAAATTGGATGGCCATTTGGCTCCGGGAGGCAACGATCGCCGCATCCTCCTCCGCTCTCCGGGCCTTCTCCTTGGCTATCCGATCCAAGCTCTCCGCCTTTTGCTTCTCCATGGCCGCATTGGCCGCCGCATCCGCGGCCAGCATGGCATCAAGCTTGCTCCGGGTGGTGGTGATGATGCTGGTGGTGCTCTCACCATAGGCCACCTCACTTGCTTGGATGGCCGCCACCGATTCCGCCGTGAGCTCTTGGAGGCCATCGGAATACATCCGCGCAAAGGCGATCGGGTCTTCTTCACCAGCGGGCTTGGCGGGGGCAGAAGCGGTGCGGGGCTTGGGGGTGACTACGGGAGCCGCCGCCGCCGCCGCCATCTTGGCCTCATAGGCATCAAGCTCCGCCATGCTCGCAACGATCGCGCCCGCCTCCGCTGCCCGCTCTTTGGAGAAGCCCGCCAATTCCATCCGCGCTTTGTTGTATTGATCTTGTGCCATGCCTCCGATGGTGGCCGTGAGGAAGGCTTGCTCTTGCTCCCCGGACCATGAGCTGGTGCTATATTTCTTGGCCACATCCAAGGCCTTCTCCGCCGCCGATCGGTTGGCCGCCTCATTTTTCGCCACCTTGGCCAAGGCCTCGGCATGGTCCGCCTCCGCCTCCGTGGCCGTGATCGCTGCTAGCCGCTTTCTGCCATCGGCCCGGGCCGCCTCATTGGTGGATTTGGTCAGTTTGTCGGTCTGGCCAGTGAGCCCCCAAATGAGCTCGGTGTAGTCTTTGACATTTTTCTTGGCCGCCTCCGCATTATCCAAGCCCTTCTGCACCGCCGCGTTGTAGTCAGCTTGCTTTTTGGCCGCCGCATCGGAGCCATCCGCGTTATCCCAAAAGGCAGCGGTCACCAGCTTCAAGGGGGTGAGCATGAAGTCTAGAACTTGCTTGACCCCATCAAAGATGCCTTTGAGCCGCTTGCCCATCTCCTCCATGGACCCGCCGCCTAGCACCGCCTCCGCAAAGGCGCCTTTGATGGCGAAAAGGCTCTTCTCGGTCTCATCCCAAACCTTCTGCCCCTCGTCGCCGTAGCTCTTGAAGAGGGCTTCACTGCTATCAAGGAAGGCACCCACCGCCGCCTTGGCTATGCCCATGGCCGCACCCACCCCCGCGATCGCCTTGATGGCTCCGGGGCCGCCAAGCTTTTGGGCTAGGGCACCCGCGGCCTTGTCGGCATCATCCGCCACCTCTTTGAGCTGGTCAGATAGCTTCTTGGCCTCCACCTTGACGGTGCCCGCGCTCTTGCCCGCATCTTTGAAGGCGCCTTGTAGCCCGGTGCTATCTCCGCCAATTGTTACTACGGTGTCAGCCATTGCCTTTGCCTCCTAAGCGGAGCCCTTCCGTCAAGGCGGAAAGGCGCTCCATGGTCTTGCGCTTGCGCTCATCATAGGCCTTGACGCCCTCCCGGAGCTCAGCAGAGACGAACTCCGCAAGGTCAAGGGAGGCCGTGCCAACCTCCGCCAAGGCCACCGCGGGGCTGCCACGATCGATCCATCGGGCCATGCGGTGCGCCTCCCAAAACCCGCTAGGGGCGGTGGTGAGCACGGGGCAGGTGGTGGGGTTGGGTGGCATGGCGTCAAAGCCTAGGTCTTGGGTGTAGCCCTCAGTGCAACCCCGTTTGTGGCGCACCTCATCCGGGCACTCCCAACAGCGGAAGCCGTGGGAGGTGGTCAGCCGTGCATAGTCGCGCCACTCTACACGGCGGAAGTTTTTGGGTAGCCCACTTGGGCAACGGCCCCCGCTACCTTTGCGAGGTCTTCCCAATGGAGGCGGAGCACCCACTCCCTCCGCTCCGCCGTGTTGCCTTCCGTGGGGAAGGCGGGGGTCCAATCCTCGGAGCTGGTGATGCAAGCCGTGAGGAGGCCCGCGTGGGTCTCCATCAAGGCCTCAAAGCCCGCGGCCTCATCCTGCTCCATGAGACCCCTAGAGCGATTGATGGCCCCAAGGTAGCGGGCACCCTCCAGCGCATTGGGCTCCCTCACGCAAAGGCGGGCAGTGCCCCGCTTGCTCTCCACCGTGATCCAATGTTTCTCGACGAACTCAATTGCCATGTTGCCTTCCTTCCTTCCAATGAGCTGCCCGGAGTGGGCCTAGATCGTAGCGTTGAAGATGATGGTTGCGGGGCTCGGGGTGGTGGCATCGGGGATGGCACCAAACTTGAGAGTGAGGGAGCGGTGCCCATCGGTGTCACCCACCGCGGGCCATGCGATCACTTGGGGGTTGGCAAGGGAGAAGGTGATCGTGTCACCCGTGCCCACCGTGATGGCCAGCGTGAGGGCCGTGGCGAAGACCTTATTGCTCAAGGCATCGGTCCAATCGGGCTGCTCCCCCGTGGCCGCCGCTGGTGAGCCCGCCACGGATGGGCCTTCCGGGAGGTCCGCCACATCCACCTCAAGGGAGGGATAGGTGGCCAGCGTGGAGAAGCCGATCCCAAAACCGTTGGCCTCCCTGCTATCGCCCACATCCGAAAGCGCAAAGCCCGGGTCAAAGGTCCACTTGGTGAGGGCGGTCACGCTGTCAAAGTAGCCCGCGAGGGTGAGGGCGCAATTGACCGCCACGATCGGGGGTTGGGAGGTGGCATAGTTGGGGGCGGGGATCGTGGCGGTGTCATTGTATGCATCGGGGTCGATCCACTTGCCCTTGACGGTCCAATCGATCATCACGCGCTGCCCATACTCCGCCGAGATCTTGGGGATGGCAATGCAATCAAAGGCCGCATACCGCTTGCCGCTGCTCTCCACATAGAACATGGTGAAGGGTTGCACCGCATAGGCGGGGGAGCGGCTGGCCGAGCCCGCCGTGGCGAATTGGCTCTGCACCGCCAAGGTCACATCGGGATCGGCAGGGGTCACCGTGAAGGGGGTGGCCCGCCAAAGGGCCGCAAGCTGAGTGTTGGCAAAGCCGCCCGTGCCGCCCGCTGTTGCCGCATCCCAAAAGAGCTCGGTCTGGAAAGTGATATCCCACCCATGGCCGCCCGTGACCACCGCTTGACCACCGCCAAAGGGGGTCATGGTATCCGTGCGCTCAATGATGCCCGCACCGCGGGGGCTAAACTTGGGAGCCCCTACCACGCGGATGGCATCCCCGGCCACAATGGCGGAGGCGGCGATCGCCGTGCCCACGGTGGTCTGGGTCTTGAAGTAGACCGCACTTGTGTTGCTCGCGATAACAGTTGAAGCCATGCCTTTACCTCGCCAATGAGCGCCGCTGGAATACTTGGATAGTAGCCCGCACGGTCTGTTGAATCAAAGAAGATCCCACATCGTCAACACCCACCACGAAGTCAGAGGGGGAGACCCCCGCCGCGGGTTGGCAATTGAAGATCCCGGTGGGGGTGAAGCCCACGGTGCCCATCATCCGGGCGTCATAGTTGGGGAAGCCATAGACCGGGCTGGTGAGCACCATGATCACGCCCTCCACATAGGCCCGGAGTGCGGTCTCATAGACCTCCACCGTGAACTTGATCGCGGGGTCACCCGCCGCGGCCTTCACCAGCGGCTTGACCGTGCTCCCGTCATAGTAGCCCCAATCGGAGGTCACCGTGATCTCCAGCTCATGCACTTGGTCCATGGCCCCCAAGGCATCCGTGATCTTGGCATCGGTGCGGATCACCGTGAGGCCCATGGCGGGCTGGGTCTCCGCCGTGAAGAGTGCCCGGTGGGAGGTGTATAGGTTGCCCGCTACGGGGGCAGGAAGGCCGGGGGCGCCCATTGCCTTGAGCCAAGCCGTGTCACACACTGCCCCCCAATTGGAGACCACCAGCGCCTTGGCCGTGTTGGCCACTACTTGGGGGCCGTTGGCCGATCCTGCAATCATCAGAAGCCTCCCACTGCCCGCGCAAGCTTGGCCCGCTCTCGGAGCTCCGCCGAGGTCACTCCTACCTTGCCCCCTTGCTTGATGGCAATCCTTTGCAGCTCACTCCGCACCGCCAACATGAAGGGCGTGCCAAAGGCTAGCAGGGGCCGCTTGGGGGTGGGCACTTGGATCACCTTGACCCCCCGCTTGGTCTTCCACTTGCGGTTATAGGCGCCCTGCCCAAGGTTATGGTTGCGGGCGTAGGGCACCGAGGTGCCCATGGTCGCCACATTGCCGCTCACCCGGTAGACGAACTCTTTGTGGGTGGTGAGGCTCATGGAGGGGAATAGCCGCTCTTGCCCACCCGGAGCAGGGCCGGGGCTCTTATCCCACCGCAAGAGGTGAGGCTTGCCAATCTTGGTGGCGCCCGTGACCCACTTCTTCACGGGCACATAATACTTGCGCTCTAGCTTGGTGTAGTCGGGCCATGGGGTGCCCGTGGACCGCCCTTGGGTGAGGAACATTTGGCGGCGGCTGGTGGCCCAAGCTTCCGCGATCGGCCCATCCTTGCCCGCCCAAAAGGGGCTCCAATCCCCCGCGCCCCGGAGGCAAGCCTCCAGCGTGGTGACCGCCTTGCCCGTCTCATCCACCATGGTGATCTTGAAGGAGCTCACGGATCACATCTTATCTTGAGCAGCATTGATGGCAAGGCGGCTTTGGCTGTTCATTTGCTTGGCGTAGAGCTCCGCCGCATAGGTGGCATTGGAGTGGAGGATGTTGGGGCTGTTGACCCCCGTGGGCCGCTCCGCACCCATATCTTGGGGCAGCTTGCGGAGCCGTTCAATGATGCGATCGGCCTCCGCATCCCACCCCGCCGCCGCCGTGGTATCGTTTTGGTTGCGGAGCCTCATCACTTGCGCCGCAAAGCGGAGCAGGATGAAGCGTTGGCAAGTGCGGTAGAGGGCGCTGGTGGTGGCCGTGGCAAGGAATTGCACATCCACCCCCATGCCATAGAGATAGGCGCAAAGGTCCGCCGCGTGGTCAATCAAGATCTCATCCGCCTCCAGCGCCGTGGGGGCGCTCTCAGTGGAGAAGGCGATCCGCGGGAGGTAGCGGCCAATGTCCGCTTTCACTACGCCAAAGAGGTAAACTTGCGCCATCTTGATCCTCCGCTTGAGAGACCACCGTGGAAGGAAGGGGCACGGTGGGCTCACAAGTGGAGAGCCCCCTAGGGAGCTCCCACCGTGTCACCCCTTAGAGGGAGACACCCGTGAGGCAAGCAGCCCACTTGTTGGCCGGGCCACCAAGGACCGTGATCCCGTAGTCGCTCTCAACATGGAGGCCAATGCCGATCAGCCCCTGCCGCACATCGTAGGTGTAGATCTGGCCGAGGGCCGCGTTGGGGTCGGGGGTCATGGTCTGCACAAAGCCCGAATCGCCATAGCTCTCCGCAACCTTGAAGATGGCCACACGGCCATTGGCGATCACCGGGGCGCCGATGGTGTCCCCCGTGGTGGGCAGGAATTGGTTGAGCACCACCAGCTCAAGCGGGCAGATAAGCTTGGAAGCAAACCAAGCCTTGAGCTGGCTCATATCCGTGGCGCCCGTGCGGGCCGTGGCCGAGCCGCCCGCGTAGGCAAGCGCGTAGCCCTGCTGGGCAACGGTGTTGAACTGCAACATATCGTTGGCAGTGTTGAGGTTGCAGGTGGCAACCCAACGGCCCTCGTTGAGGTCAACGCCCTGCTTGGCAAGGTCAATGAGGAGGGCGTTGATCTCATTCTGGAGGGGGGTAGCAGCGCCGCCCGCCGAGCCCGGAGTGGCGGAGAAGTTGGCATCCGTGTCGAGCACCGCACCCAAGACCTTGGCGTGGTGCTGCTTGGCCTGCCCGCCAAGCTTGAAGGCGGCGCGGGCCGTGATATCCTCGCCACGGGCGGCGAACTCCGCGATCTGCTGGAGGGGGAACACTTGGAAGCCCCAACGGTAGAGATTGGAGTTGAAGGTGCCCGCCGAGATGCGCATACCGCCCGGGCTGGCCGGGGTGTCATAGTCAACGGGGATCAGCGGGTTCTGAGGGCTGCCCGTGAGCAAGGCATCATTTTCCGCAAAGAAATGATAGAAGCCCGCACGCGTGGCGACCTTGACGATCGGCGCAAGGGTGAGGCTGTTGGTGTCCTGCGCACCGCCGCGGAAAAGGCTAATGCGCTGGAGGATACCGGGCTTGAGTGCTCCGGTATTGATTCCAACGGGGGGCATGAAGGGCGTAGGCATGGTCTAATCTCCAAGTGTGAGGTCAAAGAAAGAGAATGGATCTTAGATCGAAATAGCGGGCTGGAAGGAAAGCAGGAAGCTCTCACCAGCGGCGGCGGAGGAGAGGGCATAGCCAACGATCCAATCGCCCGTGCCCGCCGTGGTGCCCTCAAGGGTGCCACCGGGCACCGCCGGGGGGCCGACAACCGGGGCCACCACCGTGACCGCGCTGCCAAAGGTCACACCCGCGCCGCCCGCCATGGCCACGATCACCGCGCCGTAGGCATCCACGATCTCAAGCGCACCCGCGGCGATCTGAGAGGGGTAGGTGCCCGGGGTGAGGCTATCGCAACCCACCACGATCACACCGTAGGGGCGATCCGAGAGAGCGGCGGCAAGGCCAACCGTGTTTTCATCCAAGAGCGTGACAATGTAGCCCGCCTTATCCGTAAGGTCCGAGTTGATACCAGCGATCTTTACGGGGGTCTTGTAGGTCAGTGATCCAAGTGCCATGGTCTAATCTCCTTGCCCCGTAGAGGGGCCGTTGGTTGAAGGGGTAGGGGGTTGGGTTAGCGTCCGCCAAAGCCGCGCGAATTGCGGAGCTCCTGCACGGTCTGGGGCATCTTGCCACTCTGGAGCCAAGAAGCCGCAAGCCAAAGCTCGCACTTCTCGCGCTCGGCCAGATCGGAGATCATGCCCCACTGCGCATCTTCCGTGAGGTCCGCAAAGCGGCGGGGGTTGGCCAACACTTCGGAGAGGGAGGCCGTGAGGCCACCAGCGCCCGGAGCGATCGGCGCCGTGGTGCGGGCGGGGCCAACGGGCGGGCTCATGCGCGGGGCGCTGGAGGTCACACCGAGGTCCGCAACGATCGCGCGGTAGGCAGTGCGATCGGAGAGGTAGCTCTCCGCAAGCTTGGCCTTGGTGGCCTCCGAGACCTTGCGGCCCTTGAGGTCCGCCGTGACCGCGGCCAGCGCATTGGAGCGGCGCTCCTTGAGCAGGGCACCCTTGAGGCGGGCGATCTCGCCAAGGAGAGCCTCGGGCTTCTCATCCTCCTTTTCCTCCTCCGCAACCTTCTCCATCTCCGCCGCCCGCTCAAGCTCCGCAACGGCGGCGGCCTCAATGGCCTCCGCATCCTCGGCCAGATCGGGGTTGGCCTCATGCTCCGCCTTGTGGAGCTCCGGGAACATGGCTTTGATCAGCGCCGCGATCGCGGCCTCATCCATGCCATTCTCCGCACAATAGGCCGCGCACTCTTCCATGCTCATCTTCATTGGGCTCTCCGCAAGTGATACCCCGCGCATCTCTGCAACGGGGATCTGGTTGGTCTTGATCTGGGGGATGGTGACAAAGGAGACCTCTCCAATGCCAAAGACAAAGCGGGGGTCCGCCTCGGTCTCGGTGGAGGCATATGCGCGGATGTTGGGAGAGATATAGGGCACCTCTCCCGCATCAAAGGCCGCGGCCCACCGTTCGCTGGTGAGGTCAAGGCCGCCATAGATCATGCGCTCGGTGGGCTGCTTGATTCCAAGCTCCGCCGCCTCCGCCTTGGTGAGCACCACGATCCTCCTAAGGTAGCCCGCCGCGGTGCCATCCTTGGTGTGTTCCACGGCCACGGGCGGTGCATACTCCGCAAGCCAAGCGTGGAGGCTATCCACCACATCATCAAAGCGGAAGCGCAAGGCATCCGGGTCAGTCACATCCGCCGCAAGATCCCAAGCCATGCCATTGGCGTGGATCACGCCCTCCGGGAGCAGGGAGACCCACCGCAAGGTTGAATCATCCCCAAGGTTGACCTCGGTGGTGCGGAGCTTTGGACGGGCGTTGCGCATGGGGGCCACAATGCACCGCACCTTGCACCTTGCCAAGCCCTTGCCCCTACCCCGTTGCCCCGCTAGCGTGCCGAATGGCGCCCGCGCCCGCCCCCAATTGAGGAGCCCCATGGTCACCCGCCGTCAAAGAGAGATCCTAGATCTTCTGATCCGCTGCCACGCGGTGGATTTCCACCCATCACCAGCGCACCTCTCAAGGCTGGTGGGCATCGGTGGTGAGAAGGCGATCCGATCGGAGCTTGGCCGCCTCATCATGGAGGGCGAGGTCACCGGGGTGGAGGCGGGCAGCGGTAACACCCCCGCACGCTACCGCCTCAAGGGCTGCTCATGCCCGTGGTGCAAGCCTAGCCCCACCCTAGTGGCAGAGCCCTAGCCAACCTTGCCATAGACCACGAACCAACCGCATCGGCAACGGTTCGCGCCGCCAAGGCAATCGGGATCGGGCAGCTCCGGGATCTCCGCATCGGGGTTGCCCGCCATGTTGACCTCCTCCCCATCACGCTCCGCACAAATGGAGCAACGGCTGCCATCGGGGATGCTTGAGCGGATGAGCAGGGAGGGCACCACGCCCTTGGCCTCGGGGGTGTCAGCATAGGTCGCCACCCTTGCCGCGCCCTCCACTTGGTTGCGGCTTGCGCGGGCACTATCGGCCAAGCCAAGCGGAGTGATGCGGCTCTTCCACTTGGAGGGGTCCGCACCGCCAAGCAAGGCATCGGAGATCTCTCCCCCTACCCGGTTGGCTATGGTCTCCGCCGCCACTTGGGTGAGGGCCGCCGCCTTTGCAAACTGAGCATTGGCGCTGGCCGCCATGGTGGAGGAGACCGCCGCGGCCTCTCCCGCACCCATCTTGCCAACCGTGGCAGCGCCCGCACTCCGGGCAGCCTCATTGAGCACCTCGGCCTCAATGCTCCCCCGCAAGGTGCCCGCCGCATCCGTCAAGGCCTTGGCATATTGGGGCACGAATGCGGACCAAATCGCATCCTGCTCCCCGGGCTGCCACCCATCCTTGAGGGCACGGCGCACCGCGTTGCGGTGGTCAGCTGCCACGCGATCCAAGGCAAAGCCAAGCTCCACATCAAGGGCGCGGCGGGTCTCCGCTAGGGTCACCCATGCCACCACCTCCTCCTCCGGGCGGAGCTCACGGTAGGTCAAAAACTCCTTGCCATCGGCACCAACGGCCAAGACCCCTTCCCCCTCCTTATCGCCAAGGTCGCCATGCTCCTCCCCGCATCCGCACCCGCCGCCCTCATTGAGCCGCGCCGCCCGCTGGTGGGCCGCCATGGCATAGGCCGTGAGCAGGGTCCGCACCCACTCCCGCGCCGCATCTCCGCCCCGTAGCTCATAGCGGTGGAAGACCGGGCCGCCGTCCGCAAAGCTCTTGGAGGCCTTGGCCTTGGGGTAGACCTCCGCAAAGTAGCGGGCAAGCTTGAGCACCCGCGCCCATGCAAGCCGCTTGCCCGCCGCAAGGTCACGGGCAAGGAGGATCGCCTCGGGGTCCGTGGTCTTGCCCGTGGCCGCTCGGTGCGCTGCCAAGGCCGCCGCCGCCGCCGCCTTCACATTGTCGGGCACCAAGACCTCCACATGGTCCGCCAAGCTGGCCGCCAAGATCAAGCCATCGGAGAGGTTGCCCCCATCCTTGGCAGAGGTAGCAGGGGCGAAAGCGGGCGCCGTGCCAATGGCCGCGGGCACCGTGATCTTGGAGCCCGGGATCGTCACCTCATCCTTGCCCGCTGGTGGTGGTGCGCCTCCGCCTCCGCCTCCGCTTGGGGGCTCATCATCGGGGGCGGGGGCAACCGTCAAGGAATCCTTGCCACTTGGAGCGGGGGCCACCACCAGCGCCGCGCCTTCCACGGGCACCTCCGCAACGGGCGCCGCCATGAAGGGCACCACCCGCAATTGCGCCTCAATCATGGCACGGGCGTTGGGCTCTTGGAGGCCCGCCGCTTGGAGGAGCACCATGGCCGCCTCGGGTGCGATTGGCACGGGGTTGGCCGCCGTGGCCACCAGCTTGCCCAAGACCTCCTGCGCGATCTGGAGGCTGCCCGCCAAGAGGGGCGCGGGGGTATCCTTGACCACATCCTGCTCCTCCTTGACGGGCAGCTCCGGGGCTCCGATCACACGGCGCCCCCATGCCTCATCCTCCGGGCCGCGGGTGAGCAGCCCCGATTGGACCCCGCTCACATAGGCCGCCCAACCATCCATGCCCGTGGTGAGCTCCGCTGATTGCACTTGAACCTTGGGGAGCTTGCCCGTGTAGCCCACTTGCCGCGCAAGCCAACCAAACATCCCGCGGCTTGACCGCTCAAAGATGCCATTGATCCAAGCCTTGGCCTTCCGCCCGGAGGCACCATCCAAGGTCTCCGCCATGGCACGGCTGCCAAACTGCGCAATCCCCGCAAGGGGAGCGTTGAGTTGCTTCTCTATCTGCCGATCCCAATACTCCAATTGCGCCACCACATCCGCGGGGGTGCCCGAGGGGTAGCGCATCTCCACATCCACATTCTTGGGGCGGAGCAGGTAGCGCCGCTGGCCATCTTGGAAGGCTTGGGCAAAGGCATTGAACTCCGCCACATCGGCCTCCGCCACCGAGGGCTCAAAGCTTATGTCAAGAAAGCCGTTTTGGAGGTTCTGATAGATCCCAGCGGAGATCGCGATCTGCTTCCAAATGGCAAAGGGCTGGATGCAAGAGCGGAGCATTGACCGCCCTTCGAACTCACCAGCGCCCGCAAAGCCGTGGACCGTGTGAACCAGCTCCGCCGCGTCAATGTCGTCATAGCCGTTGGGCGTGGAGAAGCGGACGCCGCCAAGGAGGTAGCCATTGGGGCGCCACAACATCACGGCATTTTGAGAGATAGGATACCACTCCACCGCACCGCCGCTCATCATCCGGGGAGCCATGAGGCCGAAGCCAACAAACGCATCCACAAGGGGGTAGACCCACAAGGCGTTGCTACCCTCCAAGAGGCCATCATAGACCACGGCCTCATCTAGCACCGCGGTGCGGCATAGGGCCATGAAGGCCTCCGCCTCCGCATCGGGGTCTTGGGTGTGAGACCACACCACCTCCTTGGGCAGGGAGGCCGCTTCCGTGATGGCCCAATAGACCGCGGCGGAGATGCCCACATGGGTATCCATCATCTCCCGGTAGAGGCCCACCAAGCCCGCCACACCGCGCCGCTCCATGGGGAGCAGGGCAAGGTTGGCATCGGCATCCGGGAGGCCTCCCAAGAAGTTACGGGCGGAGATGAGGTTGGTGCCCGTCTTGAGCCGTTCGCTTGAGATGGGGTTGCCCCTGCTATCCAAGATCTGCGCCTTCACCATGTGGAGCCCCTAACTGTTGGCCCACTTGGGGCGGAGATAATGCCGCGGCGCACCGCGTTAGTCACACCAAAGCGATCGGCGCCCCACCATGCCAAGGCATGGGCACACACCGTGTCATCATGCGTGGCAGCGGGCGCCCCATACACCACCCGCCCCGCTTTCACATCATACTCAAAAGCCTCCAGCTCCGCACGGTGGACCCCATCCACCACCGAGGTGCGGCCCTGCTGGAGGGCAAGGGCCAAGCCTTCCATGAGCCCCTGCTTGGAGGCACTTGAGAAAATGAAGGGCTCCACCCAAACGCGGGCCGCCACCAGCTGCTCACCCACCGCATCCCCCACACCCGTGGCATCATAGACCACGCAAGCCCGGGAGCCCTTGCCCACTATGCGGGAGACCTCACCCACCAGCGCGCCAAAGCTTAGGCCGTGCCAACGGTGGAAGGCTGCCACTTGCCTTGAGTGGTCCAAACCTATGAGCACGGCCCAATCCCGCTTGCGGGCAATATCAAGCCCCCACACCGCAACGGGCTTGCCCGTGGCCTTGCCGCCGTTGAGCTCAGCGCAAGCCCGGATAGCCTCAATGCCAAAGGGGTTGCCCCCATCGTCGCTCGGTTCGCAATAGTAGAGCTCCCGGAAGATCGCATCGGGCATGGAGCGGCGGGCCATCTCCACATCCTCAAGGTCAAAGACCCCCGCCTCCACCGCATCATCCGCCGTGATCCTATGGTAGGCAAAGCCCTCCTCCCCGGCCTCACCCTTGCGGCTCCATTGGTAGTGCCGATTGGCCCGACCTCGCACATTGCCAATGAGGCGCATGGGGCCGCGGGTGCGGGTGGTGGTGCTGTAAATGGCATCCACCGCATCATCCTTCATGCGGGAGGCCTCATCCAACACCGCGCTGGTGACCGCCGAGCCAAAGAGGTTGTCGGGCTTGTCAGCCGATCGGAAGCTCCACCGCCGCCCGCCCGGGCATAGGATCGCCTTCTCCGCTAGAGCTTGCTTGAAGCCCTGCTGGTGGCGCAAGAGTGACCACGCCAAGCGGTAGGCCATCATGGCTTGCTCATAGACCGGGGCAACCCACCAATGTTCCGCATCGGGCGGGCCGCTCATCACTTGGCCGATCTGCCACACAATGCACCCGATGGTCTTGCCTGCCTTGGTGGTGCTCTCAATGCAAGTGATCCGCGTGGGGTCACACACCGCCGCCGCTTGCTTGCGGTAGAGCTTGGGCAGGGTGATCGCCACCTCCAGCGGCGCCCTCACTTGTCTCCCCGCATCCATGCCCATGCAACCCACGCCACGGCGCACCATAGGGCAAGGAGGAGGCACCACGCCACGGCGGGGGTAAAAGGTAGCGGGCTGCTCATCCCTCCCCCTCCTCGGGCTCCTCATCAATGCGACCCACCACCGGGATCGTGACCACATATTTCACGGGCTGGCCGCCCGAGGTCACATCCACCCGCTGCTCCACCCCCATCTTGTGGCGGGCTGCTAGCAGCCACTTGGTGGCTTGCCATTCCCCGAACTCCTTGACGGGCCGCCCCTTCTTATCCTTGGCACCTTGGGAATGGGTTTGCATCCGCTCCAAGAGCACCCGCTGCCCTTCCGCCATAGCAAGGTCCATGGCCTCCTCCAGCTCCGCCAAGAGCTCCGCATCAAGGGTGCCCGGTTCCGCGGTGCGCCAACGGTGGAGGGTCACCTTGGTGATGCCTCCAAGGCGGGCCGCGGCCTCCAAGGTCATGCCTATGCGGATGCCATCGCAAACGGTCTTGATGGTCTCGGAGGAGAGCTTGGCCATGG